TTTTAAAAAATTTATCATAGAAGTCACTATAAGATGTTGACATTAAATCGCTCCAATCTTACTTATTCTGCTTTGGTCTTCCAGCAGTTTTCTTTTCGTTAATTTCTGTTTTATTATCTTCTACAGATGTCATCTGTGATTGCATAAGTTTTGCCATATTAGCTTTAAGTTCATTTAGCTCTCTTTCAAGCTGTTCATTTTTTGCTTTCTGTTCTTTAAGTTGTTCCAAAGTTTCAGAACCAATAATTTCATTATTAATATGACTATCCTGAATTACATAATTGGTTTTTCTGATTCCTCTCTTTAATTCAGCATACCGTTACATAAAACTTATAAAAAGTTATAAGTTTAATTTATTCACTGTTTCATAGTGTCTGATTTTGCATAAAGCTACTCTCATTTGATATAACACTCCACAGTATTCAAGGATATAACGAAATCCCTAAGACTAAAGTCTCTCACTGTAACAGCAAACAGAAACGGGAGCTAACCGCTGTCCCACTAAAAATATTAAATTAAATTTATAACTTTCTACAAGTTTTATGCATTATTCAATAAATGTCGTTAGCATTTACCAGTTCTCAAAGGCTTGTAGACCTTATGAACTTCTTATACTTTCATATAAGCGTAGACTATATCATCATCCTATTTTTAGGACGTTCCCCATTTCCACCCACTTGAGTGTACTTGCTTTCGCAATAGTCGTTAAACTTTACTCTATTCGAGTCTTAGCTTTTGATTACCCATTATTACAGTGTTTAGGATTTAACCATGCACCATCTAATTAATTTTTTCTACTTTCGTCACATTCACGCCTACCTATATTTCATGGTTACGTTGTAGTTTAATTAGCTTTAGGGACTTCCAAAAGTTAAAGGAATTTTGGATAGACTATTTTACGTTTATCTATCACTCTATACTCATCTCTGAATATAGGAGGCTGTCAACAATTTTCTAAATTATTAATTAGATTATAAAATATTAATTAATTTTATAACTTTTTATAACTTATTTGTAACTGTTAGTTACCTCTTATCTACAAGGTCTATAACTTTCATAGAAATATTAAAACCATTAAGATTTTTAAGCTTAATAAGTATCGTTCTAACTCTTTCAAAAAGTGAATCATCTTCTATTTCAAGAATTTTAGTCAGACCTTCTATTGTTGGCGATTTAAGTATTTTTTCAATCTTGCTATTTGTAAGAATATCTGTGTAATTGTAGATATTTAAAGCTTCATAAAATTCCTTATTTTCTTCTTCATTTAATTTTGGTATAAGTAATCCTGTTCTAAAAGCACTAGACTGTCCATTAACATATTCGCAATCGCTAAACTGAACTGTTACCAATGTAGGAATATCTTCAACACATGGTTCTAACTTAAATGTTCTTCCTGTCTGTGTTGGAATAAAAACTGTAAATGGATTATAATTCTGTAAAGTAATTGCCTTATCTCTTATTGACATTAATAAAAAACTCCTTTATAAAATATTAGGTGGGTATATTTCAACCCACCCTTATTTAATTATTTAATTATTTAATTATTTAATTAATTTGTTATTTAAGATTAAGCAGAGAATGTAATCTTGCCAACCTTTTCAGGGTTAGTAATACATACACCATATTCAAATCCTGTAATTTTAAGTTCTACCTTTTCCTTTTTCACATTAGATTCTTCATATACTCTAATGTTTCCACGAGTATCAAGAGTACCAATTTTACCAGCAACACCAAACACTCTCTTATCAGGAACAAGGAAATTGCCAAGACTTGTCTTATGTGCAGAAGAAATTGCACCAATTCTCATACCATTGTAGAAATTAACAAGACCATATCTGTTATATTCATCCTTCATAGTATCGCTCATATAGCTAGTCATGCCAGAAATCTTTGCAATCTGCTGTGCATATTTAGAAAGTGAGAATGTAAAAGGAGTATCCCCATTAGTTGCATTATCGCCTACATAAAGAGCAAGACCATCAATAGCGTCCATTGTAAGTGCTGAACCTGTAATAGAAAATACCTGACCTGTAGCCGTAATACCAGCATCAAGCTGTGCAAATACATCTCCAACCATTTCATTCTGAAGTGCCTCAAGACCAAAATTTGTAAGTGTTGCAATTGACTTGAATCCATTCTGACGAAGTGCTGCAAAGCTTATTTCTGTCTCTATCTGGCGGTGTTTAAATGTAGGTGTAAATGCTGTAGGGTCAATATAACTCTTTTCAACATTACCGCCCTTTGCAGACTCAATAGCTTTAAGAGTATTTTTTGCAACTTGGTTAATCTGTACATCGTCAAATTCACCAATTGAACCACGGTCAAACATAGTTGAAAGCAATGCGTCTGGCATATCATAAACTTCAGGTTCAATAACCTTGAGAATGAAATTTGAAATTTCTAAGTCATTATCTCTTCCAGTTCTACCAATTTCCTTTGCCCAAGCATCAACAACCTCTGAAATTTCACTCTGTTCAGTTGAAAGTGTCTTAGGTGCATGTTCTACTCTACTAGCCCATTCTAGCATAGTACCTTTTGTATTCATTAATTCTGCGATTTCTGTTTTAATAGACATATATATATCCTTCTTTCTTTAATTCATTTGTAATTAAGCTACTACGTTTGGTTCTACAATTTCAACCTTATAAAGAGTATGTCCTGCGTCATTATAAGTGCCACGACAAATCATAGTTGAAGTTGTACCTGAAGTCTGTGCTGTAAGTGTGCCGTCAATAGCAGCAATTAGATATGTACCAGCAGTAGGAGTACCTGTAATCTGGTCTGTTGCAACAACATCGCCAACATAATACTTTTCAAGTTTTACGAATTCGCCAGCTTTAATATTTTCATAATCGTCAATATAATCTGAAAGTTCACCCTTTAATGAAAGCACTCCTGTAGGAATTCTTTCCTTAGTTACGAAGAATAGATTACCTGCGCCTGCTGTAGGAAGTGTTGCTTCTGTACCACTTTTAACTACTACCATACCCTGTACCATATCTACGTCTGCTGTAAACATAGCGTTAGCAGCATAGCCTGAATTTGCAATAAGTTCTCTTAACATATTAAATTTCCTTCTTTCTTATCCCTTTAAAAATTGTTTCATTATATTTTTACTTAAAACTTCAATATCTGAATCAGTAATATCAGCTTTAGGCGTTTCTACTGGTTCTACAATTGAAGATGTTTCAACTGTTTTAGAATTTGTATTTTCTGTTTTAATATCAAGTGACTTAACAAATCTTTCAGCTATAATAGCTTTTAGTCCCTTTTCATCAACATTATCAATACAAATCTTAATTGATTCATCAGAAGACAATTCTGTTTCTGATATAAATTTACTATCAATAGCAAATTTCTTTAGATTTTCTCTCTTTATACTTGTTTCTTTTTCAATTCTAGCTTGTTCAGCCTGTTCAAACGATTCCTTATAAGGTGTTAATTCAGCAATATTCTTGTTAAGTGACTGAATTTTTGTGCTTGCTTCAACTAAAGAATTAGTCAATCCTTCTACCTTAGTATTGAGTTCTGCAACGGTTGAATTAATTTGTGCAACTGATACCGTGAGTTTCATTTCAGATGGTTCACTTACTGTAACAATATCGTTTTCAACTTCATATGTAAACATTATCACATCTAGTTCACTTTCAGCATCCCATTTCTGCGTCCAAACCACCTTATCAGCAGGGAAATGATAAAGGATATAATAATCCCATATATCTACATTAAGTTTTTCAGCGATAGCTTGTCTTAATGCTTGTCGTAAATCAAATTCTGTTAAAGCAGATGTTTCAGTTTTAGTTTCTGCGTTTTCTGCTACAACTGGTGTATCAGGTATATTTTCTACAACTGGTTCTGTAGTAGATGTATTTTCTTCCGCTACTACTGGTGTAACTGTTGAAGTTACCTCAACAACACCTTCTTTTTTTGTATCTTCCAAATTTGAAACCTCCTTATTTTCTTCTTTATTTGTAATATTAGAAATTGAAAAATCACGTTTAATTGCTTCAATTAATTCTTCATCATTGTTTTCCTTGCTTGCTACCAACATTTTACTACTTTCGTAAGCAGGAGAAATAAATTGATTCAACAATGCGTGACCCATAAAATTTCCTTTATCTATTACTTTGACTTTTTTACCATCTATTAACTCAATATGTGATTTTTCAACAGCAATTTCCCATGACGTTGCAATTGCACCTTCTGAAATTCTCTTTTTAATCAATGCACAAAAATCAGTAAATCTTTTCCATATCTTTGCTGTTGCTACAATATATTCAACACCATTAATTATTTCAATTGATACATTATTAAAAACACCTATAGCACTTGTGTCAAACTTAATATCTTCATACACATTGCCATTTTCATCAACTCTATTTACTTTTACAACATTATGTCCTGAAAAATCACATGACCCATCGTTGTTTATTGTTATGGAAGCTACTACAGGTTGCGAAATTAATGTATCAAGCCACGAATCAATGGTTTTACGATTTAACATTACATTATTTCCATTAATTCCAAAATCACATATTATAAAAGAACAATTTAACGAAACATCATCTTCTTGCAATTCACTATATACTAAATTATTATTAGAAATTAAAATATCACTCATTTTCTTTTTCACCACCATTCTGCATACCAAATTCTATATCTAAATTTTTAGATATTTTATTATTTTTGTGCTTAGAAATTACTTTAGCAATATCTATTTTGATAATAACTTCTTTTCCACAACAAGGACAAATCACTTTTACTTCTGTCATAATGCTTTATTTCGCTCCTTATCAGTGACCTGTTTATCGTTTGGTTTACTATTAGCGGGTCTACCACCTTTATCATCGCTATTCCCAGATGTAGTATAAGAGAGTGGATGTGGTGTGAAAATTTCAGAAAACCCATCATCATTTTCTTTTAATCTTTTTTGTTTTTCGTCATCTACATCAATACCCAAAATTTCCATTGTAGAACGATAACTACAAGCAAGTTTTGTAAATAAAAACTCTGCTAAAGACTTACGCATTTCCATTTCTAGTTCTTCACTACTATTTATCGTAATAGTAGGTGCATAAGAAGCATCAATACCATTATCAGCCAAAACAACTCTATACCATTTATTTAATAACTCAGCTACTTGTTCTGATATTTTATTAATTGTTTTAATTAATTCTTTAACAGTAATTGAAGCAGTTGTAACAGTTTGCCCTTTTTCTGGTGATAAAAAAGCGATACCTAAAGCAAGCATTTCACGACTTCTATATTGAGTAATCAAATCAGTATTTGTACTCTCTGTTTTTGGTTCAACATATTTAATATCTTCAACGCAAGGTGGGGGAGTATACACAACTGTTGGTTGTTTCCAAGCTTGCATCAGATTGTCATGAGCATAAGACATATCGTCCCAACCTTTTTTCAAACCATCTTGCCCCATTATTTCTTTGCGCATTAATTGTAAAACAATCTTTTTAGCTTTAGCTTTTGAAGTAACCATATCTGTATTATCAAAAGTTTCAAGCATTAAAGCTGATTTTAATGCTCTGAAAATAGGTGTTAATCCATATTTACGATTTAAATTTCCTGTACGAATAATTCCTGAATATCTTATATCTAATTTTGCATATCTTTCTTTATTCACATAAGCAGTATATACTTCTTTAGGGTAGTTATTTTTAATATCTTCCTCAATATTTTCAAAGAATAGAGCTTTATTTTTCTTTGTTTTAATAATTGTTTTCTGTAATCTTGATTTCAATTCATTAACATCAACAAGTAAATAAGGTTCACCGTTTACAGAATAGTCAGATACAATTACAATGCCTAGAGGGAAAAAATCAACAACATAATTATCTTTTTTTTGTCTAAGATAACAACAAAAATTGCCTTCTGAATATGTAGTAGTAATAGAACAACGTAGAAAATTTTTAATATTAATATTTATATTAAATTTTTCAATAAGGGAATTTGCTCTTTCAAGTATTTTTTGTTTATTTTTTCCAGATATATATTCATTATTTGATAATTTATATGTAGTGTTTACATTACTCTCAATAGTTTCATATGTTTTGCCTATCATATCGTCTTTATTTATATATTGGCGTACAATACTATTTATTTCTAATATATTATTCAAGTTTGATTGAGGGTTTATAGCAAGTGTATCAAGTCTTGAAAAGGTTAATCTTTCTGTTGAATCAGTACCATAATTATTTAAAAATCTCGAATAAATTTTATTTGAGGGGTCATAATTGCTTATTGCTGATTGTAAACGTTCATTCCACACATCTTTTGTTGTTGTAATTATTGTTGTGTTTGTTGAATCTGTGGTATTAGATAATATAAAATCTTCAATAAGGGGTTGAGATAATTCATTTTCTGTGTTTGAATTGTTTGAATTATTTGTGTTAGTCATTTAAGAGGATTACCTCCTTTCTTTTGAATTTGGAATTAGTATGAGAATGATGATATACATTTTGGGGCTGAAGAATAATCTGTTTGTTGCGGTTTATTTATAATTTGTCCCCGTCTTAATTGAGCTAAATAAAAACATAATAAACCAAACATAAAAACTCTATCGTCGTGCATTGTTCTTTTATCAGGGGGATAATTATATGTAATATTGCCATTACTTTCATATTTACACATAGTAATTATTTCAGTCTTTAATAATTCAATTTGTATCAAAGAAATTTTTTCGTCTTCATTTAAATCATATTTAATTTCTTCTCCATTATCTTCTATAAATGATAAATAATCTTTATCATTATATTCCGCAGGAAAAGTAACAACTCCTAATTTAACCATTTTTTCAATTGATTCAAAAATAGCATTACGATTTCCTTTTGGGTCTACAAGTTTAACTATATCAACTGCATCTAAATATATATTTTTAGATGTTTCATTAGCTTTATGAGATTTATCAATTAATCCCCTATGCTTAGTGCCATTTTTATCATACCAATCCTCTAATAAATAATCAGAAACACCACCTACCATTTGCCCACCTGCACCGCTATCACAAATGATAGCTTTAATATTTTCATAATCAAGCTTTTGTTTATCACTTGCATTGTAGTCTAAAAGTATTTCCTTAAATTTTTCAACTTGTTTTGGCATTATCATTGGTGTTTTCTTTTTTGATGAAATATCCACTAAATTTATAACATTGTGTAAATCCATACACCAACCTTTTTCATCGTCAAGTCTAAATTCTGCTGCACCTATTGTACTATTGTCGTTGAGTCTAGCACTGTCCCACGCAAGGACAAATAATCTATTACCAGTATCATTTGTAAGTAATGGTGGTCTATTTACAGTATGTTGCAACAAATCTCTTCTTGTTAATATTTGTCCATCATGACTATCTGCTGAAAATTTATTATATAATTCTCTTAATGCTTTTTCACGATTATCATTCATCGCTTTATCAACCTTATCTTTACTAATTAATGGAGGATATTCTTCCCCATTAAACTTTGCACTCATTACTAAATCAATAGTAAAATTACAAGCAAAATATTTCTGATTTCCCATTAACATTTGACAAGAGAAGTTTTTAAATTTTTTATAAAATTCAGAACTTGTATCAGAAGCAGATGATGCATACATTAGTTGACGTGGAAATCCTTTTGGTTCTAATGTAATATCAATATTGCCACCAAGTTTAAAATTTTCATCTTGGTTTACAAAGTTTTCAGCCTGCACAAACAATTCATCAGAAAACCAACCAGCTTCATCAAAACAAACTAGATTTGCTCTTTTACCTTTAATATTAGTAATATCACTATTAAGAGTATTAACTTCTGCACCATTAAATAATTTAAAAGTAAATGACGCAGGATTATGAACAAACCCATCAGAAGTGGCACCGTTTTTAACTAATTCATTAAGAAAAACATCTGTACAACCTGTGAAAGATTCTATTTCTTTTTTTGCAATTTTCTCAATTTTCTTATACGTTTCCTTTGCTTGGTCACCTGTATTTCCAAGAAAATATGTAGCATGAAAAGGAATTAAAAGACTTCTTAACATTGTATATATTGCAAGCTGAGTCGATTTGCCAGCATTTCTTGATTCAAGCCAAATAATAAAATCTCTAAACCATGCGTTATATATTGCATATTTTTGAATATCAAGTAACTCAATACCCATAAACCTTGAAGCAAATTCAACAGGATAAGACCTTCCCCAACCAATGATTTCGCAATATTTTTCATATGTTTCTAGTTTTCTTTGAGAAATTTCTTTAATTGATTGTTTATTTAAAATTGTTAAACTCACGGTTTACCACCATTTTCTTTCAACAATTTTATTTCCATTTTCAATTTTCTATTTGTTTCTTCAAGATTTTCAATGGTTGTTTGCAGACCACTTAATATTTCTGATTGTTCTGCAAGTTTTTGTGCATATTCATCAGATGTTAAGTTTAATTCTTCAATTAATGCTTTTGCATTAGCTTTAGCAATTTCCTGATAAGATGCGGACATTTTTGCATTAACAATATTAACCTTAATCTCTTCAAAACCATTTTCTTGCATTTCTTTCATAATATTTGTTAAGGCATTTGCGCCTTTGCTTGTTTTTCCTGATGATTTAGCAGATATTCCATTTTCATTAGCGGTATTATTAATATTCCTGCTTAATTTATCTTTTACAGCAGTTAGTTTATCTAATAAAGTGTAATCAATAATACCTTTCTTTAACTCAGAATTTATCATTCTATCAATATTTTCAACTTGTAAAGTAGTTTTAACCATAGCAATTACACACTGTAATTTATGAGAATCTTCAAGAACATCATCTGTTAAATAATCGGCTAAAGTGTTAAAAAGAAATTTTCTATTTGCATTTGAATAACTTTCATCATCAAAACAATCATATCCAATAGATTGAAGAACGTAATTTTTATTTTTTAAATCTGGAGCAGACCATTTTATTTCTTTTTCTTCTTGTATTGCTTGTGAGCCTTTTAAACCATTATTTATAATTTCCATTAATGCCGTTGTAAAAGATTTTGCTTTATATTGAGTCCCATTAAGTAATTTTGCATAATTTCCAAATGAAAAATTAGCATTGTCTTTTATACTCTCATAAAGTTCTTCTGAAAAATATATATCTAAATAATGACAAACAATCATTAAAGCAATTTTAGTATCTTTGTATCTTGTTTGCATTTCAAACATTAAATCATTTACACAATCTGCACATATGTGAGTATATAATTCATTTGATGTAAATAGAGGTGATGTTTTAGACATAAAAAAGAACCCTTTAGGGTCTGTTCTTGTTTTACCACAACGAGTACATTTATAAACTGGAGGGGAGTCGCTATTTATAGGTCTTTTACTATTAGGCGACTTAGGTTTAGTATTAGCGATAAATAACGCTTCCTTTCTATAAGATTAATTTGGTTTATTGTGAACTACCAATTGGTTAAAGATTAATTGGCTTCCTGCTCAATCTATCTACTGATAGAAGTATCAACAGGCTAACCCCGTCATTCCAACGGTTTTTAATTTATTTTCAGACCATACTTAGTCCAACATTCATTATATTTATAGCTGCGTTTTCATATCTATTAATTACTTCACCACAAATACAAGTCCATACTCTATCATCTATAGTTAATTCTTTATTAATATTACCACAAAATCTACACATTTTACTACTAGGAAACCATTTTTGAACCTCGCATCACTAAAGTGACATGATTCCTACTTCATAGAACGTTGCTGTCTGATACAGTCTTATATATTCTCCATAGGCTTAAATTCCGACAATTCCTGCCGTACTCTTTATCTTAATCAAAAATCAATATTTCATTAATACCATCATTAACTTTTCTTAACCATTCTGAATTAATACCAGCATCAATATAAAAGAATTGTGCTTTTAGGTCAATACTAGGATATATCTTTTCTATCCAAATACCGCCGTCTGTAGTTACTGTTATTAATAATTCTTTTTCATTTTGTAACTTATATAAATCAGGGTTTTCTCCATCTTCATCCTCAATTTCAAAATTAAACCCATTGACATCAGCTGAATATAATTTTTCAAATAACTTAAAAGCTTTTTCTTTGTCAGTGATAATATGTATCATATCAAAAACTTCATCAGTGTTTTTATTTTCAATCATTGACAAAAGATTTTCTATAATATCGCATTTCAAATCTTCCAAACAAGAAAAATTTGCTTCTTGAACTTTGTCAGTTCTTATGTATTTCATTTAGTGGGTTCCCTTCTTTCTATATGTAATTAAACCAAGTTTCTCTTAATAACAAATCATCATGCCATACATAACAAGTAATAGCCTTATAACTTCTATATCCGCTAATATGTTCCCATGCACTTGAATTACATAATGCAGGAACTTTCTTAACTATAACGCCAGTTCCTTTTTCATCAGTATGTTGGCTATGAAGATGTCCTGAGTGTATTTCTGCGTAAGCACATTTACCAAACAAATCTCTATAATCATTAACAAGCCAATCACCAGAAACTTTATTACTACCTGAATTATGTTCAAATCCAACAAGAGATTTTCCAATTAATCTTGCCTTTTTAGGATTAGGAGATATATCAAAACTAATGTTTTCATTATTTCTAAATGCCTGATTTAAAGCAAAGGCAAACATAAAACTTATAACCTCATCATGATTACCCTTAACATTTATAAATTCAATAGGTGCAATTTCAGATAATATCTCAATAGCCTTAATGTACATATTAAAAGTTACTTGAACTATTTTTTCTATTCTTCCATCAACTTGCTGTTGTGTACCTCTTGTAGTTGTATTGTTATTATTATCAACATGAATTATATCGCCTAAATTTGCTAAGATAATCTTCTTAAATTTTCTACCTACACAACGCTGTTTAATATCCATAATACATTTAACAAACACATCTTGAACAATATTTAAATCATAATTATTTCCTGTCTCTTCTTCCCAAGACAATAGTCCACTATGTAAATCAGCAACATCTATTTCTAATGTTTCTCCATTCTTATCATACCGTTTAGGTTCTGGAAGTTTAATATTTTCCCATTGCTTATTATCAAAATATTTAGATATGTCTTCAAATGAAATTTGCTTATTTTTGATAGGTTTAACTGTTAATTTACTTTGGTACATGTCAAGTTTTTTACCGCCTTTAACTTGACTTTGCCAAAGATTTGCTGTCCACCAAGTTATTTCAAATTTAGTTGTATCAATATTATATGCTTTTAACAATATATCAGGAGTAATTGGTTCTCCAGACATAAGTTCAATTATCTTACCTTCAAATGTACTTTCTTCATTTTTATATGATATTTTTATTTTATCAGTTACTATTTTATCATCACTTGAAAATTCACAATTGTTTGCATTGAACATTTTAGTAAAAGCTTGATAAGTTTTACGATACTTACTTTCTGTATATTCATAGTTTAATTCTTTATTTATAATATCAGCAACCATATCCCATGTGCCAATATTTTCTTTTTGAGAACATACTCTATAAATATATTCCTCTTCTGATTCATTAAAATATCTGCTATATTCTTGGTTTATAATTAACATTCCCTTCTATTATTCTTCATCATTCTTTTCAGCGATTTCAAAATCAGAACATGACCATTCTGAAACTCCAACGGCTAAAGCACGTTGGGTTCTTGAATACTTAAACTTCCAAATAATTTGTTGTTTAAATGTTCTAGTTCATGTATGCGGTTCTGCTGGTTCTACAATTCGGTCGCAAGAAGATATACGATATCATCCTTCATACGGTTCGTTCGTAATGTTCTGATATTCCTCTTCGGTGATAACGCCATTTGCCACATCTGATTTCAGTAATTCTTTCACGGAAGTCTTGTATCTTTCAGGACAATCTTCCCATTTCTGCGTACCTGCTTCTAATCTATTTGCCCATATTCTAG